TTGGGGGATTGTTAAAAAAATACTAGAAGCAAATGATAAAATTACTTACATGGTTAAAACGAGCAAGTATACGTATCCTTGTGGTATTCAAATCAAAGAATACTCAAGTTATTACGCCGGATCAATCGACTATGAGACTTCAAAAAATAGATCAAATAATGTCAAAGCCGGAGTTTCAACAACTAAAACACGAACTAGTAATAAAACAAGGAAACAACTTTCTGGATCTGATAGCAACACAATATCAAATACAAGATCTAACAGTAGGTCAAAGAATGGTATTGGGAATGGCAATGGACAACACACTAAAACAGATTCAAGAAGCACAACAACAATTAAAACAACAGAATTAGATAATGAATTTGAAAAACAGAAAAATTTTCTGCGAAGATTTACATAATCTAATATTTATTAAAAAAGGAAAATTATGGATAAAATAAAAAACATAGTTAATTCATCATGGTTTAAAGCAGCTGCTATAGGTGGTATAGGTCTTTTACTATTATTAGATAAAAATATATTTTACTCCGGTATTGCATTTGGTATTGCAGTAAGAGAGTTTTTATTAGCATTTAAAAAATAAAAATAAGAAAGGTTACAAAATGTCATCAAGATTTACAAAAAAAGAACAAGTTTTAGATTTAGTAGTAGACACTGCAGATATAGTTCGATCATTAGGTAGAAGTATTGAAAATGGAAAAGTAGATCCAGCATCTGCATTAAATAATTTAGCATCAGCTTTAAGAAAGTTAGAAATTGCCACTGATCATTTAAGAAAATCATGAAAAAAATATTTCCGTTCATTGTACTAGTAGCGGCGTTATCATTAGCTTCGTCTGCTGCATATTATAGTGTCTACGGAATTAGTAAGTTATTTTCAGCTGCAGCAATATCAGTTGCTATAATGGCAGGAACATTAGAAGCTTCAAAACTTATTGCTGCAACTTATCTTCATAGATATTGGAAAAAAATAAATTTTTTATTTAAATTATATTTAACATCAGCTGTACTGATCTTAATGATAATAACATCTATAGGTATATATGGATTTTTAACAGCTGCATATCAAACTACGGCTAATGAATTATTCGTAATGGATAAACAAGTAGCCGTAATAGAAATGAAAAAATCTAGATATAATGAACAATTAACTGGATATATTTCTGAAAAATCACAATTAGCTAGTTCTATTACCGAACTAACAAAAGGGTTATCTAATAATAAGATTCAATGGAAAGATAAAGAAACTGGTCAAATTATTACATCCACTTCAAGTAAAACAAGAAAAATACTACAGAGTCAATTAAATGACTTTAAAACACAAAAAGGTAAAGTATCTTTAAAGATTGAAAATCTTACCGACTCGGTAACTAAATTAGATTTACAAGTTTTAGATATTCAATCTAATTCAGAAGTAGCTAATGAGGTAGGACCTTTAAAGTATGTCTCTGAGCTTTTAAACAAACCTATGAATCAAGTAGTAAATTGGTTTATATTAATTTTTATATTTGTATTTGATCCATTAGCTGTAGTTTTATTAATTGCTGCTAATAAAGCATTTGAAATAGTTAGACCAATTATAAAAGAAAATATATATGGCGAACAAGTTATAAAAAATAGTAATCCGGAAGCTTTTAGGCCTCCACATCCATCAGATGCAGCTGCAGCACCTTATTCTGATACCAAAGATTTTCTTGAAGAAGAAGCTGAAAGAAGAATGGATATTATAGGTCAAAATGGAAATGAAGGATTACATTATGAGGATGAATCTCCACCATCTCCACCACCAGGAAGAACAATAATAAAATCATGAAAAAAGAAAAATCAACAAAAAAGTTACAATGTAGATGTAAAGACTGTACTAATATAGTAGAAGTTGCAAAAACATCTTTGTCAGTAGTATGTTCTTTTTGCACATTTAAAATGGCAGAAGGCATATTGGAATATTCCAAATAATTTATTATAATAAATAAAAAGTTATGTTAGAAGCTGAAAAAATTAAATCCAATTGGGATGAATATAGAAAAAGAGTTAATACGTTATTTCCAGATAGAGCGGATAAATTAAATAAACTATATGATGAATACGAAGAAAGAATAGTTATGATGCCAGCTTCGTCAGTTGCACATTATCATAATGCATTTGCCGGAGGATATATAGATCATGTACTTAGAGTAATGGACTGTGTAGAAAAATTATATGATTCTTGGAAAAGTATGGGATCTGATATGTCTGGATATTCTATACAAGAAATGATGTTTGCTGCTATGCATCACGATTTAGGAAAATGTGGATTTCCAGGAAAAGGAAGAGAAGTATATCAAGTAGAAACATCTGATTGGCATAGAAAAAATATGGGAAGAATGTATAAACATAATCAAAATATTCCTTTCACAATGGTGCCAGATTTATCTATTTATTTGCTACAAAAATATGATATAAAATTATCTTGGAATGAATATCAAGCTATAAGAATACACGACGGTATATATGATGATGCAAATAAACCATATTTTATTGCTAGATCAGCACAAGCTAAATTAAAAAATAATTTACCATTAATATTACATCACGCAGATCATATGGCATCTCAAATTGAATATGAAAGATGGAGAAATAAAGAAAATAATTCTGCTAAGCCTGTTAATGTTAAATCAAAAGCTACGAAAAAGTCAGCTATAAAAAATTTAGCAGAACAAAATCCTGACATCGATAAATCAATTACAGATATATTTAAAACATTTGATGCATCATGATTGAAATTGTATTATTAATATTATTATCAGGAACATTATCTTATTTTGTTTATAGAGCGTATATATTAGCTGGTACAGTTGCTGATCAAGAAGAATATATTCAAGAATTAGAAGATATGTCTCAATACATGTATGATCAAATCAAAGAATCATATAATCAAATGAAAAGAATTGATCATAAAGGATCTTTTGCAGAAGATGATGAAGCAGGTACTACATTTACATTATTAAAAGACGTAGTAATAAATTTAGAAAAGGAATTTAATGCCGAGACGGAAGAAAAAAAGTAATAGATATTGGACAAAGATAACAGAATATGCTGTTGCATCATATAATCGATGTAACGATAAGCAAATTCTTAAAGAACGAATATATCGTAGATTTATATTTCCAGCTTTTATTAAATTAACAGAAAACTTAATTAATAAAATGAAACCAGAATATATAGATTCTTCATTTACAGACTTACAAAACGATTTAGTTACGTATTTAACTATGAGATTAGATAAATTTAATCCAAATGCTGGTAAAGCATATTCGTATTACACTAGAACTGCTTTTAATTATTTAATAGCTGAAAATCAAAAGGGATATTCTAAATTAAAAAAGACTACAGAACCAATAAATATTGACGAACAACGTAATGTTCAAATAGAAATACATAATAATGAAATGAAAGACACATTACGACAGTTCATGGATGCATATGTACAATATTGTTATGATAATTTAAATTTTATTTTTACAAATGAATCAGATATACATGTTGCTGATTCGATATTGCATATATTTGAAAATCGTCAAAATATAGAACAATATAATAAAAAAGCATTATATGTATTTATTAGAGAGCGTACAGGATTACAAACTAACAATATTACAAGGGTAATTAAAGTCTTAAAAAAATTATACGTAGAAAAGTTTGAAGAATATGAACGTACAGAATACGTGAATTTACCCTTTTGATATTTATTATTAAAAGGATCCATTATGGATATTAAAGATCATTTATTTAAAGGTACTAGTTTTTCTGATTTAATGTCAGACGTCTATCACAATTCAAAAAAGAAAGATAGACAAATAAATCAGTTAATATCACAATTACAGCCACTTATACGAACAGCGTCTGATGCTACTATAATTGTTCCTTTAATTAAAGAATATTTAGATGTTGCTGTTAAAAATGATGATCATTTAGTTAAATTAACTGCTATTACACAACGATATATATCTACTACTCAAACTATAAGTGGTGAATCTTCTTTGTTAAGTGATGATGAAAAAAAACAATTATTAGAAATGGCATCTAAAGATTTTGAAGAAGAATTAACAGAAGAAATTGAAAAACTAGATAATGAAGAAAAAGAATTACAAGAAAAAATTTCAAACGTAAAAGAATCATTGGAGAAAAATAATGATAACTGAGAATTCAGTAGAATTTGAGTTAGCTGAAGTATTAGAAACGTATAATAAAACATACCAATGGATTCCAACAGATGCTTCGCAAAAAATTGACAAATCAACAACAGATGATTTATTTAGTATACGAGTTAGAACATATAATGAAGAAGAAGGTCGGCCTTTTTTAGCAAGACCTTGTAATTCTAATATTAAACAAATTCCATTAGTTGGGGAACACGTTTTAGTTTTTAGAGCAATTAATCAAGAATCTACAACTGATAAAAGAAGAGGCCAATGGTATTATTTTCCTGCTATATCAATACAATCTGCAGTTAATAATAATTCACTTCCTGGTATTGCTAGAAATAGAGGTAATGATGTTAATGAAGTTCCACAAAATATTGCAGAAAAACCATTAGGCGAAACATTTGAAGAACAAGTTGTATCACCACTACAACCATATGAAGGAGATATTTTAATTGAAGGTAGATTTGGAAATAGTATACGATTAGGAAGTACCATACAAGATGCATCTAATTCATCAAGATATACAATATCACCGAGTTGGAATGGTAATTTAAATTCAGATCCAATTATTATATTGGCAAATGGCCAAGTAAACAAAAAAAATAAAGAATTTGTAGTCGAATCATTTGATACAGATCAAGCTTCTTTATATTTAACTTCAACACAACAAGTTTCTGACGCTGGTATTAATTTAGAATTAAATAAACATACTTCTATATCTGAATTTGATACTTCTCAATTAATTGGATCTGCAAATAGAATTGTATTATCTGCTAAAACAGATTCTATTATATTAAATGGATCTAAAAGAATATCATTAATTTCAAGAGAAGGTACTAGATTAGGTAAAGATGATGCTAGTAATCCTATAGTAAAAGGAAAAGAATTAAAAGAAATTTTAGCAGATTTAATAAATGCTATATTAGCAGGTGTAATATATGAACCAGCTGGAATAACATCTACACCTAAACAAAAGCAAAAATTATTAGATATACGAGCTAAACTAAATAATATAAACAGTAAAAATCATTTTTTAGATATATAATATGTTAACACCACCATTAAATAAAATACCAATTATACCAAATCAATTAACGGGTATATTAGACAAACAAATTACAAAATATTTAGATCAAATATTATTACAAGTAACAACAGCTGTTTCTGAAGCAATTGCATTACCAGATGATATTAAATGTGATGATCCTAGAATAGACGCACTTAGAAAAAGAATTGAAGCCGTTAACGCATTAATTCAAAAATTACAAGAAATTATACCAATTATTGATAAGATAACAGGTGGACTAAATACTATTATTGGAATAGCAAATTCAATAAAAGCATTACAGTTATTAAATCCAGTAACAGCTCCATTAGTATTAATACCTGAATTAATATTAGCCCAAAATTTAACTATAGCAAACGCAAATACAGCTGTTAAAGAATTAATAACTACTCTAGCACCTAAAATAAATGCTAGTTTACAAGACGCAGTTGCTAGTTTAGTTCCTGTAGCTAATATTATAAGTCAAACATGTAATGAAGATGCGTCTTCATTATCAGGTACTCAAAATTTACAAAATGCAATTAATGATTTAGATTATGGAGATACTATACCAGGATATCCGGGAGGCAGATGGATATTAATATCTGGATCAGGCGTTCAGGGATCACCAACTAGTGTTCCTCCAAATCCTAGTAGTCCATTTAACGATGGCGATGGAACATGGTTATATTCGGGTATAGGATATGATAATCCAAATGGTATTAGTTGGGGATCAGAACAAAGTAGAAACGAAGATGCTACAATTGGTACTGAATTTTATACTGAACAAAATGTTTCAATTGATGATATGAAACAACAACTAGCATCAATAACACAATTAGTATCATCACAACAAGATTTATTAACATCGTTACAAGAAGCACCTGCTCAATCATTTAATGGAACAACCCCTCCAACTAATGATTTAGGTAAAATTGGAGACTATTATGTCGACACTGCTAATAAAAAAATATACGGACCTAAAATAAATACTGGCTGGCCAACGCCCGTAAATTATTAATGTTAATATTTATAAAAAAAGAAGAAAAATTATGGAACAAAAATTTATTACAATATTACGTAAAGTTATAAGAGAAGAATTAAAAACGGTTATAAAAAGCGAATTAACTGAAATTTTGTCAGAAGGATTAAAAACTACAGTTAATGAGATAAAAAATAACAATATAAATAAATCAAAATCGTCTCATAAAATAAATTCTAAAAATACATTTAAAGAAAATAAATTTGCAAATATTTTAAATGAAACTGAAAAATTAGTAGAAAGTAGAACATCAGCTGATTATGCAGATTTAATGAATGAAGATATTGTCATGACTTCTAAAAATGCACAAGGATTTGGAATGCAAAGAAATATGAGTCAGGTAGCTACAATAGCAGATCCTGAGTCAGGACGACAAATGCAAGTTGATCCTAGTATACAAAAGGCAATGACAAGAGACTATTCTGCGTTAATGAAAGCAATAGATAGTAAGAAAGTAAGATAATAAATGGGATACAAAGTTCTTCCTATAAACGATATAAACTTAACTCCAAATGTTGCAATTGGTGTAAAATTTCCTTTTGACGGAAAAGGAATATTTCAAAAATCATTTACAACCGATGAACAAGCATCTACTAATATAAAAAGTTTATTACTAACTAGAAAAGGAGAACGATTTGAACAACCAAACTTTGGTACTGATTTATTAAATGCATTATTTGAACCAAATACGTCTGAATTAAAAACGTTTATTGAAGAAACAATAACAACTGCAGTTGCTTTTTGGTTACCATATATTGAAATAGTTGATTTAGATATTGCAACACAAGAAGATGATCCATTACTAATACATAAAATTCAAATTAAAATAACATTTTCAGTAACAGGTACAGGATCAGAACAAGTAATAACAATATTTGCAGGAGAAGATGGAATAGTAACTATTGAATAAGGTAAATTATGGAGATAAAAAAAGATATATCATACTTAGGAAAAGATTTTGGTCAATTTAGAAAAAATTTAATAGATTTTACAAAACAATATTTTCCAAATGATTATACAGATTTCAATGAATCATCTCCTGGTATGTTGTTTATGGAAATGGCATCTTATGTTGGTGATGTATTAAGTTATTATTCTGATAATAATTTAAAAGAATCATTATTAGAACAAGCTGCAGAAAGAAAAAATATATATGACTTAGCAAAAACATTAGGATATCATGCTAGAAATGTTATTCCATCATATACTACATTAGACGTATTTCAATTAGTACCAGCAATTGGATCAGGAGTTAATAATCGTCCAGATTATACATTTGCATTAAGTATTAAGTCTGGACTTCGTGGTAAACAAAATAATGGACCTACACAATTTAGAACATTACAAGATGTAGATTTTACATTTTCATCTTCTTTAGACACAACTGAAGTAACAGTATATGAAAGTGATGATGCTACTGGTGAGCCTACTTATTATTTATTAAAAAAACAAGCTCCTGCAGTGTCAGGAAATGTTAAAACAGCAACGTTTACATTTGGATCTCCTAAACCATATGATAAAATTGTTATTAATGATTCTAATGTTATAGATATCATTAGTATAACTGAATCTGACGGAGATGCATGGACTAAAGTTCCATATTTAGCACAAGATACTGTTTTTACTGAATTACCTAATTTAGCAGAAAATGATCCAGATTTTGCACAATTTAGAGACTCATCTCCATTTTTATTAAAATTAAGAAAAACATCAAAACGATATGTTTGTAGATTACGAAGTAATAATACTTTTGAAATACAGTTTGGAGCTGGTATAAGTGATAATAATGATGAAGAAATTATTCCTAATCCAAAGAATGTTGGAAATGGATTACAAGGATTTTCAAGAAATCTAGATGTTGATATAGATCCATCCAATTTTTTATATACAAGAGCATATGGACAAGCTCCTTCAAATACAACGTTAACAGTTACATATTCAACCGGAGAAGGAGTAAATGACAATGTTACTTCAGGAATAGTAACCGATATACAATTTGTAGAATTTTATGATGATCCTAATAGCACATCTAGTGCATCAATGTTAAATTTTGTCAAATCTAGTTTAGCAATAAATAATCCCAATCCAGCTACTGGAGGTAAAACTGCAGACACTACTCAAGATATTAAAAATAATGCAATGTCAAACTTTGCAACTCAAAATCGTACAGTAACAAAAAATGATTATATTATTAGATCATATGCAATGCCTTCTAAATTTGGATCAGTTGCAAAAGCATATATAGTTCCAGATGATCAATTATCCCAAGGAAAATTTGTTTCAAATCGTGTTCCTAATCCATTAGCATTAAATTTATATGTATTAGGTTATAATCAAAATAAAAATTTAACACAACTAAATGATGCAGTTAAAAATAACTTGAAAAATTATTTATCATATTATAGAATGTTAACAGATGCTGTTAATATTGCAGATGCATTAATTGTTAATGTAGCTATAGATTTTGAAATAATAATTAGAAATAATTATAATTCAAACGAAGTATTATTACAATGTATTGATGTTCTTAAATCATATTTTAATGTTGATAATTGGCAAATTAACCAACCAATTCTAAAAGCTGAGGTAATGAACGTTTTAGGAGCTGTAGGCGGAGTACAAAACGTTGTTGGAATAGATTTTAAAAATGTATATGACTTAAATGTCGGATATTCAGGAAATGTATATGATTTAGTAGGAGCTACAAAACAAGGAGTAATATATCCTCCATTAGATCCTGCAATATTTGAAATTAAATATCCTAATCAAGACATTAAAGGAAAAGTAGTAAATTATTAAGGTAAAAAATGTTTAAAATAATATATCCATCAGCTGACGCAACATTATATGAATCATTATCAACATATAATACTGGATTAGATGAAGTATTAGAAGTAGGAAAACGATTAAGTACGTCTGGAAGTAATTTTTTAAAGTCAAGATCGTTAATTAAATTTGATATGAATGATGTAACTAATGCAGTCGACAAATATAATGTTGATTTAAATAGTTGTAAATTTATGTTAAAACTTTATACGACTCATGCAAAAAATTTACCAGCAGCATATACAATAGATGCAAATCTAGTAGGAGATGATTGGGATAATGGAACAGGATTCCAAAATGTAACAACTCCGATTATTGATGGATGTTGTTGGGATAATCCTAAATCAGGATCATTCTTTTGGACTTCTGGATCTCAATTACAACAAGTAAATGAAACAAGTTTATATATAAGCGGATCTGGAAAAGGTGGTAGTTGGTTATATCAATCAGGATCTGGAGTTTATAGTTCTAGTTTTTTCTCACAATCATTTTTTGATCAGCCTGGATTAAATGTCTCTGAGTCATTTGATTTACGACCTACTGATCTTAATATAGATGTTACAGGAGCAATTGTTACTTGGATAAGTGGATCAGATAATAAAACAATTCCTAATTATGGATTTTTATTAAAATTTTCAGAAGAAGATGAAGCTAGCACAAATGTTTCTGGATTTGTAAGATTTTTTAGTAGAGATACTCATACTATATATGTTCCTAGAATATTAATGTTATTTGACAAATCATCATTTGATACAGGATCACTATCAGAATTTGATTTAGATTCATATAAAATATATACAAATTTACAAAAAGAATATAAAGATACTAGTGTAAATAAAATTAGAATTTATGCTCGAGATAAATATCCACAAAAATCTCCAACTAATTTATTTCCGCAACAAACCGTAAAATATTTACCAGCAGATACATTATATTCAGTTATTGACGCAGGAACTGAAGAAGTTGTTATACCATATGATTCTCAATATACAAAAATAAGTTGTGACTCTATAGGAAATTTTATTAATATTGATATGACAGGTTTAATGCCCGAGCGATATTATAGATTAGCATTTAAAGTAGTTTCTGGTTTTTATGAAGAATTTATTGAAGATGATTTATTTTTTAAAGTTGTAAGATAATATGTTAATAAAAAATTTAAAAAAATATCCAAAACAGTCCCAATTGGGATCTAATATTAGTAATATATTAGGAAATGCTCAAGGGATTGTAAATCAAGCTGTAAGTAATGCAGTACAAGAAAATTTATATACAGCTGGTGGTGAATATGAATTGCCTGATGGAACTGAATTCATAGGAGATTATCATATTCATCCAGTACAAGGACCCATGGTTGGAGCTACTCATTCGAGTGGTGCACATGCTTCATTAACTTCAATTAGCACTTTAAGTTCTAATAGACCAATTACTCCTGTAAATACTAATAGACCAACTACAACTGTCGGCGGAGCATTAGTAGGAAGATCTAATACCGGAATGGCTCCTCCACCACCAATAGCTCCTACTATGCTATCTGATTTAGAATATGAAAAATATCGTGTTAGTGGATCTGTATATAAATCAAATATTAAATCATTTAATGATCGTGATTTAAAAGGAAATATACAATTAAATGAAAGTGCTAGTTTAATATCTGGTAATATCAATGAAAAATTAGTATTCGAACCAATTTCAAATAATTTTACAAATAGATCTGTTTTATCTGCAATTGATACTCAATTTACATTTTTTAAATTTCCAGCACAAATATCGACCACTGTTCAAGATTTAGAATTTGATGAATCAGCATTAGATATTGATGTACAAGCTGGTATATTAAGCGATCCATATCAAGGTAAATTAATTAGAAATCAAGCAGACTTTAGTAAAGGACTTTATCTTGTACAAGGAACAGGAAAACGAAAATTTGAAATAAAAGCTAATAGTATATGGGCATTAAAAAATAATTTGAAACCATTTTCAAATATAAATGATAATATAGATGGTAAAGATGCTGGCCAAAGAAATGATACAGGCGATGATGGCGTTTTAGATAATACATTTTTAAATGTATCTCCGGGAATTTTTGATGGATATGAAATTTTAGATCCATATTATCCAGAAGATGCATTTGCAGAAGGAAATGTATATGGAAAGATACAAGTTACACTAACAGAACGATATACAGGATTACCATTACCATCACAACCTTCTCCTAAATATGAAATTGAAATAATAGGTAGTAGTTTTGGTAAGATAAAATATAGTGATATTAAACCTGATACCTTTAATCCTTCAGATGTCGACTCTGTAAGGAGAAACAAAACAACAAGACTTACTGAATTTGATATTGATGAAATGTTAAACAGTACTATACAAATTAATAGTAATTTACCAGATGATTCAAGTTTTACTGGTATATATAATGACTCATATGCAAACTATCTATTTAATAATGTAAGCATAGATTTAACAAATGGGTCTTCTTATCTTAATTTTGTGCAAAATGCATTTAGAAATTTTGTTGCAGGGAATAGTCAAGGATGGGATATTCAACAAATTGCTGAAAGAGATAAAAAACCTAAAAACTTTTTAGATGGATTAAAAAGTCCTGGCGATCCATCCGGTAATTCAGGGTGGGGTGGAAATGTAACATATTATAGAATGCAATCTGGTAGATTAGATGAAGAGGATGAAAAAACTAGATTATATAGACTTAGAATTCCAATTCCATCAACTGCACTAACAAATAACGGATATAGTTATAGAGTATATAGAAGTTCAGGAGATATTACTCATTTGCTGACAACGAGTACTGGAATTCGAGCTAAAACGCATGCAAATATTGCAGCTAATTCTGGAGTTCCTTTTGAAGATACTACAAATCTTTCAAATGATCGTAGTGGATTTTTCTTAGATATGAATGAAGTATTTCCAAACAATTCATTTCCTAAAAATTCTACAAAAAATATTGAAATTGAAATTGACACGTTTTCACCAGCTGGTGGAACTGTAGACTTATCATTTATATTTGTTGGATTAAATAGATGGTCTGGTGGAACTTCAAATTCAGATGGATCTGATATTCCGACTAACGACATCAAAGTTGTTCCAAATACTATTCTGTTTGAAACTCCAAGTTCTGGAAATCAAATGTGGGATTCTAATATACAAGATTACGGTAAAAATTGGGATAGAGTTGATAACCTTAGAAATTGGAGAGCAACAAATTCAGATGGTTCAGATTATTTAGTAAATGATTGGAATAATGCTACTAGTATTAAAAAAGTTCCTAATGGAAATGGAGTATATAGTGGATTTATAAACTAATAGAATGTATATATGTTAAAACAATATTCAAATAACAAACAAATAATAGATGCTCCAAGTGCTATAGAAGCACAACGATATTCTGGTGTTGATAAGAATACATTTATTAGAAATATTAATCAATTTATTTTAAATCAATCTTTTCCTGACGTAGAGTTTCATGTATATGCAGGAGAAGATTGGATTACTGGAAAATATGATTCTGTAAATTTATTTAATATAATTAATAAATCAAATTTTGTTGATGAAAATAATAATATAATACTAAGTAATTTTCCTTTAAAATTAGATTTATTTGAACAATTTAATGATCTAGGTTTAACAGCTGGTAATTATAGATTTATATTAAATTTCTTTGAAAATAAAATTGGTAATTACAATTCACCAGCATTAGCTATTGATAAAATAGCTCCAAATAAAAAAGAAATACGTTTACGATTAATTGATGATCAAAATGGACAACATTTACAAGGAATGTCTAATTGGGCAGCAAATATAAATCAAACTGCATTTAATACTCAACCCCATGAAACATATGTATTGAATTTTGGACGTAATCAAACTATACATTTTGTTAATAGTGTAGTAATAGGTAAATATTTATTTGTCAAAACATTAGATCCAGTTGATGAATCAATATTTAAAAAGAATTTTAAATGTTGGGTATCTAAAGAACTTAAATTACCATATGTAGATTCAGTATCAATTACACCAGCAGCCGTTATAGAGCAATTTAATACTTTACAAGGTGTTAATTGGCAAGCGTATGATGATGCATTCATGTCATCTGAAACTACATTAAAAAATTGGAATGACTTATTAGGATCATCATTACAAACATCTCAGCAAATTATTGATACTTATTTTTCAGGATCATTATCAGGAGTAAATTTAAATATTGATTATACTGATTTTAATAATTTTGTTTTTTATAGTTCAGCTACAGAGCGATTATCAAATTTTAAATATAAATTAGAACTTCTAGAATATTATACAAAACAATCTGCATCTAATTCTGCATTAAGTGGAGGAACATCTACAACAAACGCAGCTGATTTTAAATCATTACATGATAACTTAATTGGAACATTTGATCATTTTGAAAACTTTTTATATTACAAATCTGAATCAGGATTATTTACTAATGATATTCCATTAATTGATCCGAATGTATCATTCATAACGGGTAGTTATATAACACCAGTACCAAAAGGTAATTTGAATAGACCATATACATTGTATTCTGTTTCTAGTAGCAATTTTGAAAATTGGTATTCTGGAACATATTCTTCTGCATCGTTATATGATAAACGTAATAATAATCGTTTAACAAGAACAGTACCAGAATTTATTTTATTAGATGAAAAAAATGAACAGTTAGAAACATTTGTAAATATGTTAGGACATCATTATGACTTATTGTATACATATACAAAAGAAATGATGAAAATACATAATAGAGATGAACATCCTCAAGTTGGAATGCCAAATGAATTATTATATTCAGTTGCAAAACAATTTGGTTGGACTTTAACAAATGGACATCAATATCAAAATTTATGGGAATATATATTAGGCACTGACGAATCTGGAACTCCTTTAACTGGATCTAATACTGTTGGAGAACCTTCATTACCAGGCCGAGAAATGACTTATTTAGTATGGCGTAGAATTGTAAATAATATACCAGCATTATTAAAGTCAAAAGGAACAAAACGAAGTATTCAAGCATTATTAGCATGTTATGGTGTACCACAATCATTAATAACAATAAAAGAATATGGCGGTCCTAGAATTGCAAGAAAACCAGTATACGAAAAACTAAATTTTGATTATGCATTAGATTTAATAGATAATAGTGCTGGTATTGTACAAGTAGATTATAAGCAACCAATTAATTCAGTTGAATTAAGATTTAAAGTAGATGATGTAATAAAAAATCCTACAGTACCAAGTTCAATGAACTTATATTCTATCGGATCTAATAATGTTACTATTGATTTTGTACGTGGAACATTAGGTACATTAAGTATAAATGGAAGTGCTACACAACAAATTGAATGTTATAATGGAGAATATTTAAATACTATATTAAGAAGTGGGTCATTAGGAACATTAGAATTAGTAGTACAAAAATCAAAATTTGGAAAAATTGTAGCTGCTGTTTCTTCTTCAGCAACAGCAAATTTTGCTAATACTGGAACATTGACTATAGGAGGAACTGCAGGCGGTTCTAGATTAGAAGGACAATTACAAGAACTACGATTATGGACTTCTAGTTTGCAAGATGATCCATTTACTAATCATACAAAAGCTCCTTCTGCATACGATGGAAACAATAGTGCATATGATGAATTAGTATTTAGATTACCATTAACAGAAAATATAAATCATTCAATAACTTCTAGTTTGGGAGGAGTAGAACCAATTTCTTCTAGTATTTCAGCATCATTTATTGGGTGGAGTTCTGATAATCCATATGATTCAATTGAAGAAACATATTATTATGATGGTATTTCTATAGGAGCTGGAACCTTTGATGATAATAAAATTCGTATAGAACCATATACATTAACTGATAATTTGAGTAGCACTAATAGAGCTTCATTAGCTAAATATGATACGGCTCCATTGGATTTAAATAAATTAGGAGTATATTATTCTCCTCAAACAATGATAGATGAAGATATTATAGCACAATTAGGATATCAAAGATTAGATCAGTTTATTGGCGATCCAGAAGATATGAATAAAAAATCATATCCAGAATTAATACAATTAGCTGCATCATATTGGAAAAAATACAGTAGTAAAAATGATATTAATGCATTTATTGAATTATTTTCATTATTTGATTTATCATTCTTTAGGCAATTAGATCAATTAATACCAGCTCGTGTTGATAAAATAAAAGGATTATTAATACAACCTAATTTACTAGAACGAAGTAAAGATTCAGTTTTTAGTAAACCTGTACAATATAAAAATAATACATA